CAGTTCATGCGGGAGGCGTTCAACATGGGCGCCCTGTCGGTGGACGAGATTCGCGCCCAGATCGGCTACAACCCCCTGCCCGACGGCCTCGGCAACAAGCGATTCGTGCAGGTGAATATGCAGTTGCTGGATGCGTTCACGGTGGAGACGCCGAACGGTCAGCCGGAGAACCCGGCGCAGCCGGCCGCTCCGGCTGACGAACCGGACGACAACAGCGAGGACGACGACCAGTTGGACGGCAATGACGGCCCTGCCCCGTCCGACGCCGCCGTCACCGACGCCCGCGAAGCTCTCTTCCGCACGACCCTCCGGCGGCTCGCCGCCGTCGAGGCCGACGGCATTCTGGAACGCCGCAACAAGCCGGCCAAGTTGCAGACGTGGCTCGAGGCGCACGAGCAGCGGATGCGGACGGAACTCTGCGACGCCGCCAAGGCGACTGGCCGCGACATCGACACATTCGTGACTGAGTGGATGGAGAGCACGCGGGATCGACTGCTGGACTGCCATCGGTCTGGCAAGCCCTACGAGGAGGCGACGAAAACATGGACGGACAGAGCGAACTTGAACGGCGGCTGATCGCCGACCTGCCGGGGCTGGAGGTGAAGGCCGACGAGAACGGCCGCACCGTCATTCGCGGCTATGCGGCCGTCTTTGAGTCGGAGAGCCAAGACCTCGGCGGCTTCTACGAGATCGTGGAGCGCGGCGCGTTCGATGAGGTCATGGCCTCGAACCCCGACGTGTTCGGCAAGTACAACCACACGCAGGTGATCGGCCGAACCTCCAGCGGCACGATGCGCCTGATGGTGGACGAGCGCGGCCTGCGGTACGAGATCGACCCGCCCCGGTCGGCGGCGGCGGTCGTCGAATTGATCGAGCGCGGGGATGTGCGCGGATCAAGCTTCGCCTTCCGCTCCCGTCCAGCGGACGAGTCTTGGCAGCGGGACGCCGGCGGCCGGATGATCCGCCGGATCAAGAAATTTTCCTTCCTCGGCGACGCCGGCCCCGTGGATACGCCGGCGTATCTCGCCACCGAGACTTACGTCAGCAAGCGTGCCCTGGAGATGGCCCAGGCCGAGAATCGAGCCTCGCCCGACGGCGTGGTCGAGGGCGACTTCGTGTCGTGGGGGTCTTCGGGCGGCACGGCCCGCGGGCGGGTAGACCACGTCATGTTCGACGGCACGCTGGACGTTCCCAACACCGACTTCAAGGTCAATGCGAGCGAGGACGACCCCGCGGCCTTGATCACGGTTTACGAGAAGGCCGGTGACGGCTGGCGGGCGACCGACACCCAGGTCGGCCACAAGGTCAGCACGCTGACCAAGATCGACCCCCTGCCCGAGCCGACCGAGAGCGAGGATGACGACGAGCGCGCCGTGTCGATGCGGCCGACAGCCGGCATGGCCTCGGCGGCTCGGCGCGGCCTGAAACTCCACGAGGACGGCAAGAGCGGCGACGGCCTGAAGCCTGAGACGGTCGCTCGGGCCAACCGCCTCGCTCGCCGCGAGGAGATGAACGAGGACTGGATTCGCGAGATGAATGCCTGGTTCGCCCGGCACGAGGCCAGTAAGACGGCCGGCTGGGATCAGCCGCCGGACTACTCACCTGCTTTTGTGGCCTGGCTTCTTTGGGGCGGCAACGCGGCCAAGAACTGGTCGGCCCGCAAGGTGAAGGAGATGGACGGCGAGCGCGACCTGCCGGCGATCGACGAAGAGCGCGACATCGAAGACGAGCCGACCATCGTCGTGAAGGTGAGCGCTGACACGACCGACTTCGTCGGAAAGATGGCGCGACTCAAGGCCGCGCTGCTCTCGACTCCCTTGCACGGCAAGTAGTCGCCTCCCTACACTACAAGTAGATACACGCCTCGCGACGGACATCGCGAGGGACAGCACGAGCAGCGTGAGGATTCACGTCTGCGGCGAGCTAGCGGGAACCACCCGCCGGCCGCCGCTTTTGCGTTTTGGCCGGCTCAAACAGGAGCAAGGCCAAGATGCCCTCGAACCTCAAGCGACTTCAGGATCGTGCCGCGGCCGTCGCCGCCCGGATGACCGAACTGGCCGACGTGGCCGAGCGTTCGGAGGAGCAGACCGCGGAACTCCGCAAGCTCTCCGACGAGGCCGACACCGTCAAGGCCGACCTTGAGTTCGAGGGCCGCCTCGCCGCCAAGGAGCAGGAACTCCGCGCGGTGGTCGAGAAGGCCGCCCCGGCTCCGGTGGCCGCCCCGGCCGTCGAGGAGCGGAAGCTCGAGATTCGCCCCGTCAACCCGCATCACAGCACCCTCCGCTGCTTCAACGACGGCCCCGACGCCGTCGAGAGCGCCTACCGCTGCGGTCGCTGGATCGCTGCGACGGTGTTCAAGCGGGAGTCCGACATCCGGTGGTGCCGTGACCACGGCATCGAGGCCCGCGCCATGAACGAGGGCAGCAACGCCGCTGGCGGCGCCCTCGTTCCCGAGGAGTTCGCGTCCCGCGTGATCCGGCTGGTCGAAACCTACGGCACCTTCCCCGGCGCCGCCGAGAACGTGTCGATGAGCCGTGACACGATGGTGATCCCCAAGCGGATCACCGGCACCACGGCCTACTTCGTCGGCGAAGGCTCGGCCGTGACCGAGAGCGAGCCGACCTACGCGAACGTCAGCCTGGTGGCGAAGAAGCTCGCCGTTGGCTGCCGGATGAGCAGCGAGGTCGTCGAGGATACCAACGGCGTAGTGTCTTTGGCCGACGCAGTCGGGCAGGAGTTCGGAACCAGCCTGGCCTACAAAATCGATATTTGTGGCTGGCTCGGTGACGGGACGCAGGGAACCTACGGCGGAATCAACGGCATCGTCAACAAGATCAATGACGGCAACTACGCCGCCAGCGTTCACGGTGCGGCCAGCGGCAACACGTCCTTCGAGACGCTCGACATCGAGGACTTCCTCGGTGCGATGGGCAAGCTGCCGATCTACGCCCGCCAGGGCGCCGCGTGGTACGTCTCGCCGGCCGGCTATGCCGCCAGCATCGCTCGCCTGAAGTACGCGGCTGGTGGCAACACCGTCGAGAACGTCGGGGGCGCGGCTGGCGACTCTTGGCTCGGCTACCCCGTGCGTCTCGTGCATGTGATGAACAGCACGCTCGGCGCCGACGTGAGCAAGGTCAAGGTGCTGTTCGGCAACCTGGGCCTGTCGTCGATCTACGCCCGCCGGCGCGACTTCAGCGTCCGTCTGTTCGATCAGGTCTACGCGACCACCGATCAGTTGCTGCTCCAAGGCACGATGCGGTTCGACATCAACCACCACTCGCTTGGCTCGGCCTCCGAGGCTGGGCCGGTGATCGCCCTCAAGACCGCGGCCTCGTGATCGCCATCCATCTTCAAGGAGTTCGCACCTAGATGATCCACGACCAGTTCAACAAGTTCCTCGCCACGCTTCCGACTGCCGCCGTTGGCTCGACCGCGACGAGCACCCTGACGATCGACCGCCTCGGCTTCGACCACGTCAGCGTCTCCGCGATCCGCGCCAGCAACGCCAGCACGGTGTTTGCCAGCGTCCTGAAGGTGGAGGAGTCGGACGACAACGTCTCCTACTCCAACGTGACCGCCCTCGTTGGCGGCGGCACCGGCGGGTTCTCCATCCCGGCTGTCAGCGACACCAACTCGGCCGCGATCGTCCAGATGGACATCGACTGCCGGGCCAAGAAGCGATACCTCAAGGTCAGCATGACGCCCGGCGCGTCGGCGACCCTTGGGATCGTCGCTGGCCTGTCGCAGGCCGAGGTGGCCCCCACCGCGGCTGCTGGCAAGGGCTTGATCGGCTGGGTTGTCGGCTAGTCGTCCCGTCCAAGCGGGACGGCCAAGACGGCCGGCAAAGGCGCAAGGAGGCGCGCCCGCTCCTAAACCATAGGAGCGTCCCATGCTCGTTCGCGTCGGTGATTGTGAGGCCGAGGTCAAGGTGGCGGCTCTGATGAGCTGCCCCCGCCTCGGCTTCACTGATAATTTCTTCTGCATCGCCCAGGCTCTGGCGCCGCATCGCATCTCGCCGATCAAGTACACCGGCGCATTCTGGGGCCAATGCCTCCAGAATTGCTTTGAGGACGTGATTGACAAGAGCGACGTGATTCTCACGTTCGACTACGACACGGTCTTCACGGCCAAGACTGTCGAAGCCCTCTTGACGCTGATGATGTTCAGCGGCGTCGATGCCATCGCCCCGCTCCAGACCAAGCGGGAGGCCAACACGGTCATGTTTGCCCTCCCCGGCATTAAGCCGGAGGACAAGACCACCGTGGAGGATGACTGGTTCCAGAAGCCCGTCCAACTGGTCGAGACGGCCCACTTCGGCTGCACGTTCATCCGTACCGAAGCGATCAGGAAGACGCCGAAGCCGTGGTTCATCGCCGAGGCCAGCGAGCGCGGCGACTACCGTGGCGGCCACGTCGATGAAGATTTGCACTTCTGGAAAGCGTTCCACAAGGCCGGCAACAAGTTGGGTATCGCCACGCAGGTCAGCGTCGGCCACGCCGAACTGATGATCACCTGGCCCAGCCGAGAGGCTGCCGGCGGGAAGATTCAGCAGCACTGCACCGACTTCTGGAACAGCGACCGCAACCCGCCCGAGGGCGCCTGGGGGTTCATCAAGTGAGGATTCGCGTCACCAAATCGTTCAACGGCTACCGCATCGGCCAGGTCTTCGATTGGGGCGACGGCATGGCCCGCGTGATGATCGCCCGCGGCATGGTGGAGCCGGCCGAGGAGAAGGCCGTCGAGCGAGCCGTGGCCCCCGACACCGGCCTCGAGCGGGCTGTGATTGATCAACCCCTGAAGCGAAGGAAGCCCAAGTGACCGTCACCATCGTCTACGGCTCGCCGCAGCACCCCGACTCGTCGATCACGCCGTATCGCAGCCTCGTTCGCTCGGTGCAGCCGGCCGCGGAGCCGGTGACGCTGGCCGAGGCCAAGACGCAGTGCCGCGTGGACATCTCTGACGACGATGCCTACATCTCCGGCTTGATCACCTGTGCGCGGCAGTACATGGAGGAGGTGCTCGACATCTCCATGATCACGCAGACCTGGCAGGCCCGCTATGACGTGTTTCCGCTCTGGGAACTGATCCTGCCCCGCCCGCCGATGGCGCCGGCGGCCGTGACGATCACCTACCGCGACGAGGCAGGCAACAACCAGACCTTGCTCTCGGCCAGCGGCCACTTCCAGGTGGACTCGAACATCACCCCCGGCCGCGTCTACCCGCTTTACAACGGCGTCTGGCCGGCGGTTCGAGGCGACGAGAACAGCGTCACCGTGCAGTGGCAGGCCGGCTACGGGGCCAGCGGCGCGGCCGTGCCGATGATCCTGAAGCAGGCCGCCCTGCTTTTGGTGGCCCACTGGTATGAAATGCGGCAGCCGGTTTTTGCCTCCTACTCGCAGGTGATCCCAGTGCCACACACGTTCGAGACGCTGATGGCGGCGAGCGGTTGGGGGGGCTACCGATGACCGTCCAGGCCCAGGTGCAGGCCGGCGTCTCTGCCCGGCGGCTCACCCAGAGCGGCCTGACCAGTGCCATCGAAGACCACACGGTGCAGTTCACCGTGGACGTGGGCGACTGCACCGAGGTCTGGAGCGACGAGCGGACGTTTGGAGCCTCCGGCTTCGACGAGGTCGATTTCTCGACCATCGGCATCGACGTTGTGAAGTTGCTCTACGTTCGCAACCTGTCGAGTCAGCACCAGATCGCCCTGTCGGCAGGCTGGACGGGCAGCCAGTTCAGCGTCTTCCGCCAGGACACGACCTCGTGGAACTTCTCCCCGATGATCAACCTCGGGAGCCTGACGCTGCGCGGCTACCCGATCCGTGAAGCCGGCACGCTGCTCCTGTCCTGCCCGAACAGCAGTGGCTTCGGGACGACGGCCGGCGGCAGCATCCTGCGGATCGGCGGCACCGCGGGGCAGTCCTACGAAATCTACGTTATGGGAACCTGACCGATGGCACTCGACGCCCAGATTCTGCTCTCAATCCTGGCCCACGAAACCTCGAGCGGCGACATCTCGCAGACTCTGCGGGCCACGCCGGCGACGTACTCGCTGGGGCTATCGAACGGCACCGGGGCCAACCAAGCCCAGGTGGTATGGAGCGACTCAAGGACGATTGAGGCGCAGGGTGATGACTTGCCAGACGTTCGCGCGCTGACGGACGACCGCGGGACTGTCTCCTTTTCCGCCGTCAAGTTGATCTACATCAAGAACACGGGGTCAGTCGCCCTAAATCTCATTGGAAACGGCGACTGGAACACCGGGCCGCAGAAGTTACCCGACACCAGCAACTACGAGGTGCCGGCGGGCGGCGTCTGGCTGGCAACCAACCCGACCGCCGCCGGCTGGGCTGCAACCGGCGTGGGCAAGTATATCACCATCACAAATCAGTCGGCCTCAACCGCGGCGGCCTACGAAATCATCCTCATCGGCGAGGGGACGGTCACATGACCCTCGACATCGGCAGGATGCGCGAGCGGGTGACGATCAAGTCGCCGACGGAGGTGCGCAGCCGCTCCGGCGAGACGACGCTCAACTGGGACACGACGCTCGCCACCGTCTGGGCCAGCGTCGAGGGCTTGTCGAGCCGTGACATCCTCCAGGCCCAGCAGGCCAACGTGGTCGCGACCCACCGGATTCGCATCCGCCATCGGGACGACGTGACCCACACCCACCGGATAATCTGGAGGAATCGGACGATGGAGATCGCCAGCGTCACCGACCGTGCCGGCCGCGAGACGCTCGAGCTACTGGCGAGGGAGTTGACCTAGCATGGCCGTCCCTATCCTCGGCACGACGCCTCGCACACTCTCGAGCGGCCAGACCGGCCGCGAGGCGGCGGAAGGCTTCGTCCAAATCCGCCTGGAGGGCGTCGATGACCTGATCCGCGCCCTCCTCCGCGCCGCCACGCAGGTCGGCGAGGACGCGACGCCTCGACTCAACGCCGCCTGCAAGGTGGCGATGAAGGAGGTGATGGAGAACTACAAGCGGGTGGTGCCGGACGTGACCGGGAACCTGAAGAAAAGCGTTGAGATTCGCGGCATCAAGAATCAGCGCGCCCGCGGTGTCGGCGTGGCGATCGGCGGCCCCCAGCACGTCATCAGCGGCGGCGGGAAGTCGGGCGACCAATGGGACGTTGAGGTCAAGGGCGCGGGCAACCACGCCTGGCTCTACGAGTTCGGCACCGGCCCCCGCCGGCCCAGCACGCAGGGCCGGCGCACCTACCTGAACGTCCACCAGAAGATCAACGGTAAGTTCAACCGCGTGCCGAACCAGGGCCGCCCGTTCGACAATCAGCAGTTCGAGCGGATGGGCCGCGGGTTCTACTTCATCATGGGCAGCAAGAACGAGCCGACCCGCCAGGCCCGCCGAGGCAGCGGCTACCCGCACGACTTTGGCCCCTTCGCCCTGGCCCCCGGCGAAACCTACGGGGCTATGCCCCCGTCGAATGCGATGGAGCGGGCCATTTTGTCGTCCAAGAGTGCCTCCTTGAGCATCCTGACCGACGCGATCCGCAACGAAATCAACCGCATCCAGGCAGCCTAGCCATGCTGATCACACCGGAGAACGCCGTCTATCACCGGCTGGCCTCGTCCCCCGGCGTGGCCCGGCTGGTCGGTTTTCAGATTTACCCGGTGGCCGTCCCCAAGGGCGCCGAGTTCCCGTTCATTGTCTACAGGCGAGCAAATATCAGCCGCCAGCACTCCCTCGGCGGGCCGATCCTGATGCCGGAGGTCAACCTCCAGATCGCCGCCTGGGCGATGTACCACGACGACGCCCGCAGCCTGGCCGACCAGATTCGGCTATCCCTCAATGGTTACATCGGGACGCTAGCCGGCTGTACAATACATGATATGAGGCTGGTGTCCGAAACGGACGACTACCTCGACCCGTCGGCGGTTGGAGCACAACTGCCGCCGGCCTACGAAACTCGGCAACTGTATCAGATCAGATGGACTGAGTCGGCCACCTAGCCGACTGGTCGGGATAACAGCGCAAGGAGGCGCAACCAATGTCAACGTCGGCACAGGGACTTACGTTCACGTTCGGTGGCTCGACCATCACCGTCACGAGCGTGCAGGTCAATGACACGCAAGACCTCCTCGACGCGACCCACCTCGGCGTGGCCCCCAACGCCCGCCGCATCTTCATCGGCGGCTTCGCCACCGACCGCGAGGTGCAGATCGACTACATCTCGACCACGATCCTCACCGCCGGCCAGTCCGGCGCTATGGCGATCAGCGGCCCGTTCGCCTTCAGCGGAAACGCGACCGTCTCGAACGCCTCGCTGGGCGGCAGCGTGGGCGACTTCGTCCGAGGTTCGGCGACCTTCCGGCTCGCCTGACGCCTC